TTTTCTTGCCATGACTTAACTTCGTCACGATGACTTTGTGCAGTTTTATAAATATAAAAGAATGTTGCCCCAATAATAACTGCTGGTAGGCCAATCCTTTCTATCAACTGTAGCAAGCTATCTACTTCCATGAGATCAGGGTGTATCTTTCCAGTTGCATATGCATAATCGGCAGGGTTCATTCACTAGTTTTCCTGAAAATAATCTCATCATAATTGTTCATAAAATACCAAACCACATAGACTCCAGATAAAATCAGAGTGATGTAAATCGAAAAGAATATGAGTAGTCCTGTCATGGTTTAGGATGCTTGTCCTTCACTTTTGTTTCTCCATAACTGTCATCTGCTCAAAAAGTACGCTTAAAGCGTAGTTGTTATTACTCAGGTTTTGGGTGTGCATCTTTTACAGCCTTAATGACCTTTTTCCACTCATCTATCCCTTCCCAAAAAATTTGATCGAGTTGATCACCGATAGGGGGGTAAATGCGATCACGTTGGTATTTCTTGGCATCGTAGTCGGCTTGAAGTTCTTGTAACTTGTCTTCTATTTCTTTTTCAGTTGGAGGTGTTTGATCTTCGTGGAATGTATATTCTGAAATTGGGCCATTAATTGGCCCTGTAATTTCCCCACCAACTAATAACTGGACAGTTGAGAAAAAATTATTAGGATTTGTAAAACTATCAGGATTCATTGTGCTATCTCTAACATTGTTAAAGCTCTATAAGAGCCATAAATATAAACAGAATAACCCGTTGAGTTTGCTTTATAACCTTGGTAGTAGTTATTGGTACCTGTCGCCGGTGATTCATCTAAAAATGACCAATATACAGGTAAATTACCATAATGATCTGCGGCGTACTGAGTATTAATGTAATAAGCAGTTGTACTTGATGCCATAATTTCAGTGTCCTCGCGAAATAGCCCAAATGCACAATTTAGTTGCTGTTGGCCGGCTCCCCCTGTCATAAAATCACATTGGCTAAAAATTAACACATGACTAGTTTCTTTTACATTATATATTGTTCCTGTGAGGTTCGTATCTCTCTGCAAGGAACCTGAGCTTGTAGCCGTCGATGCTTCTTCATTGTCAATATGTATAGTCTGTATCACATGCCCAGTAGGGAAAGTTGCAGTTGAACCTATAGTTCCGTTGAACGTGCCAGCCCCTATAGTCCCACCTGACACTTTGTCCCCCGATATTTCATTGTCATCCAAGCTTACTGTGGTGCCTGTCAGATCTACTGTGCCTGTAAAGGAGGGTGATGCCAACGGGGCTTTGTCATTCATCTGAGTCTGAATACCAGATGTAACACCATCTAAATAATCGAATTCAGTTGAAGTCAATCCGATAGAATGTTTTCTTAATAATCGCATTTTACTCCTTATGCATCATCTAAAACTTCGTATGAAATAAAAATATCTGCTGTTGCTGGATTTGCTCCACCTTCAAGAACATCTGATTCCATCAAATAAATTGGTTTTTCAAGAACGATTAATACATCATCAGCAGGACAATTTACTGTTGAACATAATTTAAATGTTCCTGCATTATCTTCTCCTGAAGCGATGCCAGCAGAAGTAAAATCTGCTTTTACTACCGCAATAGTAACATCAGTTGGAGTTGATGCATGAGTATTTGTAACTGATATAAAATTTATCCTAACCAATTTCTCTGCCGCAACTGTCATAATATCAGTTGTAAGAGTAATAGTTAATGCCTCACCAATACTCTCACCGTAAATACTGGTTACGCTAACTATGTTGGGATTTGCCATTTTGTTTCCTTATTTATGCTCCAAAAATTAATGAAAAAGCTATAGCCTTCCCAGTATCCATCGCTGATGCCGCACTAGATGCCGCCGCACTAGCACTAGATGCCGCCGCAGTTTGATTAGCTTGAGCTTTTGCTTGATAATGTTTTGCAGAATATAATCCTGATGTTCCACCATTAGTTGATGTTAAGCTAAAAGTGCTGTCTTCTGCGGTTACAGCATATTTCCCTGCATCTGCTCTATGATCTGATGCCAACCCTGCTTGAGTAGTTGCAGTTCCTGCTGAGGTTACTGCTTCTCCAGCTAATGTTTTAGCAGACTTTTCACTTGTACCATCAGGACTCGATCCATCAATTGCCCATGCCTTTGCTGATCCTCCACTAGCCGTTACATCACCAGTCGCATATTCCTTAGCGGAATATTCTGATGTATCAACAGCCGCTCCTGTAGAAGTTGCCCACTCTTTAGCGGCTCCTCTACTAGAGGTGGTAGTTACGTTAGTTCCTCCAACAGCCCATGCCTTTGAACTGAAGTCTGTCCCCGTTACTGCACCATCTACTTTTAGTGCGTATGACTTAGAACTTGTAGCGGTTGTACCAACTGAATACTCTTTAGCTGAATACTCTGAGGTATCCACCGCACCTCCAGTTGTGGTTGCCCACTCCTTAGCGGCACCCTTGCCAGAAGATGTAGTTACACCTGTACCTCCAATGGCATAAGCTCTACTGGAAAAATCATCACTTCCTGTAGATGCATCAACAATCCCATCAACTTTAGTTGCCCAAGCTTTAGACTCTTCAATACCTCTAGTTGCAGTTGCAACATCCAATAATAACGTCCAATTTGCTGTATCATTCTGGGTTAAATAAGAACCTGTTGAATCATGCTGAGCGGTACATATATATATATTACTCTTTGTTACGGAATCACCATCACTATTCTGTTTAACAAGATCTTTCACTACATATGCTGTCCCTGTAACCCAATTTCCTCTATAAATTCCTATATCTCCTGATACCGATATATCACCATTTTCATCAAATCCTACATATTTGTTTGCTCTTGTTGCTAGGGTTGCTGAAAGTGTTGTTGACCTATCCTGTCTATTCGCAAAATTCGTACCTGTCACGGTCTCATCATTGAATTCTGCAGTAGCCAATTCTTTGGCAAACTTGAATGAATAATCCTTCCCATCTGCTAACTGCTGTGTCATTACAGTTATTTTATCTAGTCCTGTCTCTACATTTTCGATATCTAATGCATCATTATTGATAAAATTCTGCCCCTGCAAGTAGGGCAATGCTCTAACAATTGTAATAACATCTGAATCTACAGGAAGACTACCTGACACAAATTTAACATTCGCAGTATTATCCGATGGATCTATTGTGACAGTATAATTTGTAGTTAATGCCTTTTTAGCACCATTGACATAAACTTCTACATCACTTGTCGCATAAATAGGAGCAGGAGTATCAAATTCTGTGGATGTTGTAGCTGTCCCAGTTTGGGTATAAGATGTACGGTTGGATACGCTATTGATCATCGGAAAGGACCTCCATGAGAGACAAAATTGGTTGGACGTAAGGCATCAATATACTGTTGTTGATCAACACCTTTGCTCCAGTTCTCAACCATCTGGGTATATCCAGGTTGCAGTGTTTCCATTACCTGATAGTGGACCAAGTAATTGTATGCTAATTCAGTATAGAACAGGTTCATGAACGGAGTCCGTTCCCTTATCATGTTCCATGCATCAGCAGCACCGTCCTGCCCAGTCGCCAGTCCCTTACCTAGCGATGCAACGTCCTTAAAGAATTCGTAATGTGGACCAAGTAGAGTTTCATCAAAGGATGAATGATGTCTACCAACCTCTTCAAGTAAAAAGTCGCCAATACCTGCACCAAACCCACTTTGTACTATCGACTGTAATACTGTTTCAAGGTCATCTGGTCTTCTAGGTTCCTTTCCTTTAATCAAGTCTTTTACTGCAAGCGAAGCATATCCTACTCCAATCATTGGAGTGAGGTGTAGCAAGCTTGGAAGTCCCATTTCCCACATACGTGGCAGTACTTTCCGTCCCATTACTACTGGATGTGAACGAAATGTAAAGATCATTTGTGCAACTACTGCAGGTACAGTTCCTCTCTGGAAGGTTCTCATCATAAATGCACGGTCTGTAGCATCAGGTGTTGGAACAGCCAATCGTGCTTCATTTTGATAGAACCTATCTAGCATGAACCCTAGACGTTCCCCCTTCTTCCCTGGAATACGTTCCATAACCCAATCAGAGGTGATAAACCTTTCACTTCCTACATCAGCATTCTTATACTTAGGATCATTTTTAACTCTTTCTTTCAAAGAAAAGGAACCTGCCGATTGTAATTCAACCCAATCTCGTTCCTGGAATCTATGTTCCTTCAGTGTTTTCTTCAATAATGGATCAAGATCTGCCCACTTTGTATTCATTTTATGAGCAAGATGCATTGATATAGACCTACCCCATACTTCCTTCCACATGTTAGTCCACCAATTCAGACCACTCAGATCAAACATTCTTTGTGCAGAACGATTCCACCGTTCTCCTAATGCGAATCTACTATGTGTTGTATGAAGCAATCCTTCTAAAGCGACATTCATATGATTTAAGACATATTCTCTTTCTGCTTTAGTCTTAATTCCATCCAAACGACTACGTAGTCCGTCTATTATGTCTCCATAGGCTCCTAAGAACCCCCTGCCATGACTGTGAAGATTAACAGCAACTGAAGCAAAATCCCCAAATGATGAAACCATGGATTTACCCATCGTTGTTGTTATCAACCATGACTGCAACCCCCTCATGAATTTGGCTATTGAAGGCCGACCTACCACATAGGACTCTCCTGATACCTGTTTCCACATAGAATTCAAATCATCACGTTGTTTCAGATTTAATTTCACAGGTTTTGCTTTTGCTGCATCAGCATTTTCCACCATCTCATTCCATTTTGATTTGGCATATACTACCTTCAATTGTGCATCAGGCTCCAATGCTGCGACTTTTGCACTGTCTAAGCTGTCAGGGTGCTTATCATGCCCATATGCTCTCCATTGACCCTCTAGGTCCATTAAATCAGATTGTTTCCATTCACGTACAATCCCTGCCTTATCTATATAAACCTTCTCTCCTGACATTCTTCGTTTCAGATAATTGAAAGCTTCTTTGGGATTACTACCAAAAGCTTTCAGAAGAACAACTCTATCATCCATAACATCCATACCAGATAACATGGCCTCAACAGGATTTTCATGTCCAAATCGTTTATTGTATGCAAGCCATGACGCTTTATCTTTTAATTGAAGATGTCTACTCAATTGGAGTCTTTTTCCAAGAGACTTGTTCATTATATTCCCAGACCAATCAAATTCGTCAGCACTCTCAGTAAGTGCTTTGTATACACCTCGTAAATATCTCTTCTGCCCATTCTCTGTTAAGGCAGACAATAGATTCCCACGTACATCAAATGATTTATCTAAATCTAAATGTCCATGTATGAAATCAACCCAATCACCTTCCTTGATGGATTTAATCCGTATTGGATCATGCCACTGCTGTGTAAGATGATCATCCCTCCAGAGCATTGCTGCTCCATATTGGTTTGCTTCTCCTACTTGTGCCTTCTTTTCATGGAAACTTTGTTCACTGAATGCAAAAGCTTCTGAATTATCACTCTTTTGTTTTCCTGTAAAAGGCAGCATTTCTTCTACAGTTGCCTCTTGGAATCCTTTGTCATTGATCTTCCTGTTGAATAGTTTCCTTTCAAATGGAAGGTGGTTCATGATTCTTCCTACACGGTTTGACTTACGGGTGTCCTGATCCTTTGCAACATTCACTAAGAAATTGT